TTCAGTGAATTTATTGAGCGAAAGCAAAAAGTGAGAATTGAAGCCCAGCTGAAGCAGCTGGTTAACAACGATAAGCAGATGTTAGAAATAGAGCATGGCACTTGGTCTGACAGAAATATTCCAACCCTTAAACGGTGGTCTAAAAAATGGCTTTAAACTATTTAGGCATAGTGAGTTATGGTTCATACCCTACGCCGACTCCTACAGATGCTGTCAGGTCAAGGTTGGCTGTTTCCATGGGGTTACTAACATTTGAATTTCTTACAATAACTGCCACAATCGCAGGCCGAAAAGGGTGGTTAATAAACTGGTTTTTGAAAAGAAGGAGATAAGATGCCTGAGAAAAAAACATTTGAGACACAAAACGTTATTATGGCAAGCGCTGCCCAGATTACTGCAAATTTTACGGTTCAAAAATGGGCTGTCTTTTGCGGTGTTTTCATCCCTGCAATCGCTGATGGTTCGGTGACACTTGAAATATCGACAGATGGGACGAACTTTTTTCCTCTTCTGGACCCGGCAGATGGTCAGGATCTTTTGATATGTGCTTCTGGGTCTGATGCCGGTTGGATTGATATTTCAGATTTTATCAGGTTCGTTACCCCTGATATGTATTGCCGTATCGTTTCATCCGTTGCCGCAGATGAAGAAGAAACCTTTATAATCCAGCTTTCAGGGTGAATATGCACAGATTAGATTTATTCCCTAAAAAGGTATTGATAGGACAATACCGGAAAGTTTTTTCTTCCCGGGACGGAATTGATGTGATTGAACATATTATATACGACCTTGGAGTTTTTCAGCAAACATCCGATAGTCCTGAGAACATTGCATTAAGGAATTACGGATTAAGGCTGTTAGAGATATTGGGTGGTGGCTATCCAGAAGAGGATACCATAAAACAATTTACCAGAAAATTAATGAAACAACAATTACAGAAGGAGAACAAAGAAGATGACTGAAAACATTGATACCAATGCCGATCTGGATGGTGGAAATGACGGAAACGGAGCTGCATGGTTAAGTAGTGTTCCTGAAAACCTTAGAACAAACGAGGCGTTTAAAGGCATTGAAAAATCAAGTGATGCCTGGCAGCAATTCGTTGACATGAAGGTTAATTCAGAGACAGCCCTACAAATACCAGGTGATGACGCAACCGATGAAGATAGGTCTGCATTTATGAACAAGCTTGGCAGGCCTGAAACTGCTGAAGAGTATACCATTGCAAAACCGGAAAATTTACCGAACGATGTCCAGTATGATGAGAATGTCGAGAAAGTTTTTAAGGGTGTATTTCACGACGTAGGGCTATCAGACCAAAATGCAAACAAATTATGGGGGAAATACCATGAGATGGTTGCACAGGGCCATGAAGCCACACAAAAGGCTGAGAAAGAAGCATATGATACAGCTGTGAACTCTCTTAAAGATGAATGGACCGGGGATAAGTTCAAGGTGAACACCGAAGTTGCTCACAGGGCTTTTTCTGGAATATTCGATGATGAGGGCAAAAATGCTGAGGCTAAGAAGTTTATTGAAGATACAAAGGTAAACGGGCTTCCTCTCGGTAATCATCCAATGTTTCTGAAAGTTTTCCAGCAAATCGGTTCTATTATCGGTGACGATAAGATTAACCAGGGGCGTGGCAATGGTCTTGAAAGCGGTGCGTCAGATGAGGATAAAGCAAAAAAACGCTTTCCAAACACCAAATTCAAATAAAACAGGAGCTATTGAAATATGGCAACTTTAACGAGTACATATAGCCTGGTAGAACAGGCGAAGAGGATTGATCCGAGCGGAAACCAGGCTCAGATAGTGGAAGTCCTAAATCGGAATATCGGGCAACTTTTGGCAGAAGCGCCATGGATGCCATCAAATGATATCTGGACCCATAAAACGACCAGGCGTGGAACACTCCCTGCCGGGTCAAGACGGAAATTGAACCAGAGAATCACACAGTCAGTATCCAGAACAACCGAGATCATGGACGTAATTGAAATGATTGAGGATTATTCTGATGTTGACGTTGCTCTGGCAGACTCCATGCCTTCACCAGCAATGTTTAGGGCCGGGGAAGTTGATGCCTTCATTGAGGGCCTTGGTCAAACAGTGGCAAGTGACATCCTTTATGGTGATTCTAACGCTGATCCTGATGGTATGCACGGCCTTGCAGCCAGGATGGAAACTCTTGATGGTCGGTTTGTCATTGGAGCAAGTGGAACCGGCGGCGATGTGACGAGTATTTATGTCGTTACGTGGAGTCCAGATATGTGCCATTTGATTTATCCCAAAAACATGGCCTCAAATCTTGGAGTCCAGCACACTGACAAGGGCCAGGTTACTTCTGAAACGACAAGCGGTCTGATTGAAGTCTACCGGGATCATTATGTTATCCGATGTGGTCTTTCTGTCCGTCATCCAAGAGCAATCGGAAGACTCGCCAACATTGAAAGCGCTGGCGCATCGAATCTTTTTGATGAAGATGATCTCATTGCACTGGTTAACAATATGGTGACAGGGGCCGGGACAAGGATTTATGTCAATGAGACAATACAAACTCAGATGCAGATCCGGTTGAAGGACAAAACCAATGTCAATTACACCATGGACTCAGGTGATGGTCTTTCAAGTATGCCATTGATGAGATTCCAGGGCATTCCGATTAGAAAAATTGATCGGGAAATTCTCCTTAACACTGAAACCGCCATAACTTAATTGGCAAAAAAATAAAAGGAGGGCATAATATGCCTATCATGGATGAACAATTACTTTTTAGTGAATCACAGGACATGACAACCACTTCAGGTGTTGCAATCGTCAGTACAAATATAGTTTATATTCCGCAGGTTCTAGACCACACTGGAACATCCAGGAATGATAGACCAAACGTGAGCAAGGATAATTGTTTGAATATCGTTGTTGAAGATGAGGCGTTTGTAGGTAGTGGCTCTATTATAACCATTGGTATGTATGAGCATACAGCAAGCGGTACGCCAGCGGCCAGCGGTAATTTGGTCCTGCAAGCTGGCGTGACTTTGGCAGCAGCCGGGTTGCCGATTGGATACCAGATAGCCTCCATTCCGTTACCAGTTACAACTATGGAGCCTTTCTTGCAGTTGTCGCTTGATATAACGACAGCAGCATTGACAGAAGGCTATATGACTGCATGGATTGGGCCGCCCATTCAGCAGGGCGGTGAACACGGCGCACTTTAATTTTTAACCTATAAATAATCTGCCTGGTGTAATAGCCAGGCAGATTATGGAGAGAAAAATGAAACTTATTGCAAATGAAAACTTTCAATTTCGTGGAATGCACAGGGAAGGAGTAACCCTGACAGTACCAGAAGATATTTTAAGATCAGAGATTGAAAAAGGTCGTCACCCGAACAAAGTCCGTGGTCGTCATGCCTGGATATCTGGTCTGGTTGAGCATTGTACCCCTGCTAATCAGGAAACATCAGATTTCATTGAGTCCCTTACTGAAGAAAAGCTTAAACCTGTTGAAACATCCGATGATGAAAAAGACGATTCTGATGATATCCGTGGTATTCGGGCAGAATTTGATTTGATGGGAAAAGCCTTCGATAAACGATGGCAGCTTAAAAGGCTCAGAACTGAGCTTATAAAAGCTAAACGCTCAGTCGGTGAAACGAAAGACGATGTAAGAAAGAGCGAAACCGAAATTAAGGATTGATCATTATGACAGCCTCAGCGGTTCAAATATGCAACCTTGGTCTATTAAAATTTGGAGATATCACTATTGCCTCCCTTACAGAAGCGACCAGGGAAGGTAGATCCTGTAATGTTTTATATCCTTTAATGCGTGATTTGATGTTGTACTCCCATCCATGGAACTTCGCCATGGAACGGGCCGATATATCCGCTGTTCTTGCAGCCACGCCAGCTTTTCAATGGGATTATGCTTATACAATCCCCGTTGACTGTTTACGGGTCTGGGAATTGTACGGGACAGACGATAACTGGCAGGTCGAAAATAGAAAACTCTTGACGAATAAAGACTCAGAAATTTATATCCGGTACATTAAAAAAATTGAAACAACCGGAGTTTTCAATGCTGCCTTTGTTAATTGCCTCGCTTTACGTCTTGGGGCGGAGCTTGCCGCCAAGGTTAAAGGCGATTCAAAAAAAAGGCAAGCCCTCCTTGAAGAACTATACAGGGTAGAATTGCCAAGAGCATACCGGTTGAATGCCATTGAAGGAAACCGGATGCTCGAAAAAGGAGAACAGGCCATTGACGAGGGAAACTATTCGTGGCAATCCCATGGTCATAGCGGTGTGGACATTGAAGATAAGGTCTTTTCATCATGATTGATGCAAAGCTTGCACAAAACAGTTTTAATGGTGGTATCTGGTCACCTATCTTGCAGGGCAGAACTGATTTTGCAAAGCATGGTTCTGCTGTCAGGAGGCTTGAAAACTTTATTGTTTGGCCACATGGACCTGCTGAGTACAGACCAGGGTTTAAATATATAGCCGGTACCAAAACAAACTCAGCCGTATCGAGGCTGATCCCTTTTGAATTTTCTGTTACCCAGGCGTACATGATTGAGGCAGGGAATTTATATCTCAGGTTCTATAAAGATCAGGAGCAAATACTTGATGGCGTTTCACCTTATGAAATAGTTTCACCATATGCCACAGCCGACCTTGCAGAATTAAAATGGTGTCAAAGTGCCGATGTCCTTTATCTTTTCCATCCTGATTATAATATACGGAAACTTTCCAGGACCGGACACACTTCCTGGACTATTGCAGAGATAAACTGGGACCCTGGGCCTATGTCAGAACAGGCCATTGAGCCAGCTGCAACATTAACCCTTGGCGCTGTCACTGGGACTGGTATCACCTTAACATCCGGGGCAAGCGTTTTCCTTGAAGGTGATGTCGGCAGGTTGATTACTTCTGGTGTAGGAAGGGCTTCAATAACAGCATTCACATCTGGAACGGTTGTAACTGCTGATATTATTGACGACTTTTCCGCTGTTGGTCCCATTGCTTCTGGGTCGTGGTCAATGTCTGGAAGTCCCAACGCTGAACTGACTCCTGACATCCAGGAACCGGCCGGGGCAATTTGTACTCTGACATCAAGTGGAGAGACTGAAACAGCCATAGACTTATTGACAGCCGCAGGTACAGATTGGACAGCTTCAGGATCAGGGACAGACGAATATTATATTCCTTTAGGTTCAAGTTTATATTCAGCAGTAGAGCCTGATAAGGTTTATGAGGACAGTATAGAACTGGTTCAAGGTACTCTTGGTTCTTTGGGGATATCACAATGGGCCTTCGGTGATAACGATGGCCTTGGGGCTGATACAATCTATATCAGACTTTCAGACGGTACAGATCCTGATACAAAAAACGCTGATCTGGAATATATTCAAAAATCTTCCGTTGCTGATGGAGACGATCTTTTCAGATCTTCAGATGTCGGAAAATTTATTAGGATAAATTCAGGCGTTGTGAAAATAACGGCTTACACAAGCGCCACAGTGGTCAAAGGGGAGATATTAAAGGTTTTGTCTTCAGTGGATGAATCTACTTCCTGGACCCTTGAATCAGAAATGTGGACAGACGCAAACGGATATCCAAGGACAGGCACCTTTTTTGAAGAAAGACTAATGCTTGCAGGTTCTGAAGAATTTCCGGAAACAGTCTGGGGTTCAGTGGTTGGGGATTATGAAAACCATTCCCCTGGGATAGACGATTCTGACGCTGTTCAATTCTCTATTCTTGGTCGTAAAGTCAATGTAATCCGATGGATTGAACCAGCTGATTACCTTATTATAGGAACAGTTGGAAGTGAATGGAGATTGGGGCCTGAAGATACAGGCGATCCCCTTACCCCTTTAAATGTGGTGGCAAAACAGACCACAACGAAGGGTTGTAAGGATATAACTCCGATCACGGTGGA